CCCCTATCGGGGGCAATCTTCAATCGTCTACTCAAACCCCTACTGGGGCTTAGCGAGCAGTTGACTGTTCAGCTTTCGCTGAAGGTCTCTGTAGTAGGCTCCTATCGGAGTCTTCTATGGATAAAACGACTTACGAGTATATACTCAGTAACTGGATGACACGCTGCGAAGACCCTATAGATCAGCATTACGGAAACGTAAAGCTTCTCAGGGAATATGCAACCGATAAGGTTGTACAGCATCGCACAAAGCCAGACCCGCTAACTCCTACTGCGTTGGGACCTTATGTCACAACAAAGACGAGTTATGGCCGGGAACAACAGGACGTCCTTTATGGAAATTCCTGGTGTTTCGGAGGCGGATACGGACCGTACGTGTATCATAGCGTGCGTCACACATCCGTTTCAAACGTCCCATTTATGGGCGCTCCCACGGATGAATGGAATAGAAGATATCTTAACGAAATACGCGACTTGTCTTCTGACGTGTCGGGTATAGTAGCTGAGATAGATGAGACTACCAGAATGATCGTCGACTTTTGTAAAATATTGTCTGACGTTCAGGGGTGTATTACAAACCCACTTGGGAAAGCTTGTCCTAGGCTGTTCAAACGTCTTGGTCCAATTTCTTGGAGAACCATACCTAGCGCAATATTATTGAATAATTTCGCTATAAAACCTTTGGTTAGTGGACTACATGATGTAGCTACGGTGCTAAAGGACCCTGAGTATTCTCTGAAAAGAGATGTAAAATTCAGGATTTCCGCTAACGACCGTTATGATGATGGTTGTTCTAGTGGTAGTAGGAGGATCGTCATGAAGACGTCCGCTACTGTGGTCTTGAAGGACGACGGTTTTATTTCGAGGGTAAACTTCGGAAACCCGTTGGAATGGGCTTGGGAACGTATCCCCTTCTCGTTCGTCGTCGATTGGATTATGCCAGTTGGCGGTTTTATTCAGGCTATTGGCACTCTTTCAAAAGTACAGAGTGCTTCTGGTACGCTTACAATGAAAAGTAGCGTATCGGCTTCGCAATACAAGTCGTACAATGAGGCATATAAATACAAACTAATTGCCCCAGCAAAGTACGAAGCGAAGGAGTATAAACGTCTAGTGATTGGTTTGCCGTCACTACCGGTTTTGTTTACATACAGACCGTCCAAATCTATTGGGGCGTTAACTAACGCGGTGTCGCTTTTAGCGGTGCTTAGCAAACGAAAATAACCCCTTACATAGTAGGTAAAACTATGGCTGCAGCAACAAATATCGTGGTTAACGACGGCGCCGGCACCCCGGTAGCCCACACATTCTCCCCAGCCCGTAAGGATGGGGGTGTGGTAGTCTACGAGGAGCGCACTACAGCTAACACGCCTAGCGGTTTCTATACGTTTGCAATTTCGCAAACTTCCGCAAAGACGAGTAAGTCTGTGGTTCGTTCGAAACTCACACTCGAAGTGCCGATCGAAGTGCTTGATAGCACGACCGGTTTGTACTCTTATCCCTCTTCTATGCGTTTTATCGTAGAAGTGATGGTGCCAAAAGACGCATCGGCTGCGCAGCGTGATAATATTGCTGCGTATCTGAGTAATTTTGTGGCTCATGCCACTATTCAGAGTTGCCTTGCTGACCTTGACGCCCCATTCTAGGATTTAGGTTAAATAACCTCCTGAGGATAGTTATGTCATCTTTAGATGCATTACGAAAAGCCGAAGGCGATGCTTCCGTTGAATTGGAGCTAGCCCTAAGCATGTGTGAGCGAGCAAATACGCCGCACTCACTTGCCATTTCTATGGCAATACAGTATGGTATGTGGAAAGAGTTAAAGGACATGAGTCCTACGCCGGAACACTACCTCCTTGATGATACGCTTGTTGCAAGCCAGAGCACTAGGTGTAATGGTTCCAGCACGCGTTGCCTGCCCTTTTTATCGGGTTTGGCTCAGTTCAAAACTGATCGTCAGGTCAGCAGGATGCTCGTTAAGAGCACCTTGTTAGATACTGGTCTGGATACGAAGGCCGAAGCCCTAAAGTTATTTTGGGATATTGAGAAGCAACTCGAAAATCGAGATAAGCTTCCCCCCTTGAGAGCTCCATGGTTATTAAGCTTAAGCAACCAGATTAATGACTTTCTGTCGCGAGACGGGAGTCATTTCCTCACACCTGAGGTGCTGGAGGATATCCTTGAAAGAGGAAGACTGGGGCCGGGTAGTACAGCAACGCTGAGTGCCCGTAAACCGCAATCCGAAAAACTGAGGTATCAAACCTCGTATAGCCCCCAACTCAAGCCGTTTCTGCCTCTCATTAAGAGGGGTATGTGGGACATGGATCAGCCAGAGGCTGAGCCTGTCTACGGTATTGAGATCAAAACGGTACCCAAGACGGCGTATATCGATCGTACAGTCGCGGCTGTTCCAGTTGCTGATATGTTTTTGCAGCTGGGGTTGGCTTCTATACTAGAAGATCGTCTACGTGATCAAGGGATCAATGTCCGCGACCAACAACGGAATGCTAATTTGGCGAGTCGGGCGAGCGAGTTAAAACTTGCTACAATCGATTTATCGTCTGCTTCTAGTTGGTTCTCCGAGAGAAATCTGGAAGGTATCCTTCCTCCTGATCTGCTGCACTTCGTTGACCTAGTAAGGCCACATTATGTAGTAGATAGCGTTGATACTGCTCTTAAGCGTCCGTTTTACAATTGGATGCCCATGGGTTGTGGTCATACTTTTAATTTGATGACCTTGTATTTTTACGCGTTGGTATGCATCTGCGTACCAAAAGGTGCTCGTCAGTATTGTAGTGTATATGGGGATGATATTATTCTTCCCCAGACCTATGCTCCATTACTCATTGACCGCCTCGAATACCTTGGTTTCGAGGTGAACCGATCTAAGAGCTTCCTAAACGGGGAGTTCTTTGAATCCTGCGGTACAGAGTGGCTCGCGGGCCACGACGTACTCCCTTTCTATTGTAGAAAGAAGGCCGTAGTGGATGACGAGGCCGGTAGTACCGGCTTAGCGATTCCATACCGTGTGCAGTTAGCTAATAAGCTCCGCCAGTGGTCCACAATAAAACAGGATCCACATGGTGCCCTTTCATGCGACAAGCGCTGGTATTCCTGTTGGGAAGCTCTTATAAAGAGCGTACCTAAGGAGATGCGTCCGCCAGTTCCTTATCATCTAGGCGATGTTGGTTTGATCACCTCATTGTCTGAGAGTAGGTTGAGACCGTCCGAAAGGGCGGAGCACTCAACGTGGGAGTTGGTTTATGACATTAAGACGTTGCGGAAGGTACAAAACGTATGGGAAAACCCTGATCCGTTCGCATATCTTCTTTGGTTAATGTCACGCAGGCGAGCATTCGAGCCCAGTGGCTCCGGTATATGGACCAGCGCACAGACTACGCGCGGGTTTTCAACCATTGGAGACGCTGATTGGGTATTTATGCTCGAGACTTTTGTGCTGAACGACTCTGTTCCTGTCTTTTCATACGGAGTTGAGCCTCTTAGAGGCTCTTTCGGCGCATGTCAGACCAAGAGGGTCATCTCTCGATGGCCCAGCGGCTTTGAGTGGGTTCGTTCTTAACTAGCCTCCTCTTTGTTCCCCGTTCTTTTGGGGTGGAGTG